TTTTTACCGATATGCTCCCGTTTGTACTAGATAGGCGGATGCGCTCACCTTTGCTGACAGGTACAATATCGCAATCAAAATGGCAATCTGTAAAATCAACAGGCGCATTGTCGTCATCAGTAAAAATTAATGTTTCCGTCTCATCATCACCGCGAATCCAATCAAAATTAATTTCTTGCATTTTGTGCTCCGAATATAGCGGCTAGTTGATTTGGGCTAAATCGCCAACCGCTCTCGCCACCGAGAATCGCATTAAAGCACCATTCGCTACAAAAATATTTTGAGCGTTTTTGTTTGATGCCTAGCACAATCCCTAGCGCGCCCCACCAGTCGTATTTACAACCCAAAGTGCGGTCAAAATAGGCTTTGATTTGTTGCTCGGTGATATCGTTGAGTGGGATTAAATCCCATTTGGTGTTATCAGACACATCAATCTGTTTGCAACGCACCCCACCGTCTTGCACACTGGATGAGTAGCAATCGAATACCGTTTGATGCTCATAATGATGCCCATTACCAAACTCAATGCGCTCAATGGCAATCTCGCAGTGCGAGTATTTTGCCCTTCGTGAAAAATCGAGTAATGCGGTCGGCTATCGCTTTGATTGGCTCTTTGCGCCAGTCTCGTTTGTGTTTGTATAACGCCAAATAAATTGCCATAAGTTACTCCTTAAAAGTCGTCGTCCAACCGTCTGAAAAATCGTAATTGAGCGGATTTTCCACCTGTTCCATTAAATGCTTGTGGCGTTCTGCGTTGGCAAAATCCGCTTGCTCATCGGCAATCAGTTGCAAGGAAAGCTCGTCCCAAATGGCTTTATTAAATGGAACAAACACATTCTCCATAGTTTTCCATTGCATATTGGGCGGCAGCTGCTCAAGCGTTCGCATAAAGGTGTATTGCTGACGGCTTTCATCATTGGAATGAAACCATTTACCAATCGACCGTACAAACACACCTCCGCGTAAGTTGTCGTGGCGTTTTTGCTTAATACGTTCCCACATTTCGGCTTGTTGTTGGGATTTGATTTCGGCAATTTTCACTTCATCTTTTACCCATGCTGAACCATTCCATTTGCACGGTTCAGCAAGTGGCGCAAGTGCGGTTAAATTTTCGGGCAATTCACCTAGTGCGGTATGTTCTACTTTTTCGCCTGTTTCCTTGCTGTAATAGGTTCCTCGGTGGTCAACTTGGTATTGCCAACTGTTATCTACTTGTACAATGACAAAACCTTGTTTAGCTGGCGGAGGTGCATCTAAATAACTGCCTGCGGAAAGGCTTCCGCCTTCGCTCACATATTCGGTTATGCTGTGGCTATAAATACCTTGGTTGTCAGTGCAATACACGGTGATTTCGCCACTAGTTTCGGCAAAGCCATCTTGATTAAATGTTACGGTCATGTTGTACTCCTTATGCGGCTAGGCAGATGTAGTGATAGGCAATGTTGCGTGGGCGATTCTCCGAGGCTGTTGAAACAGATTTGGAAGCGTCAAATCTCATCGTATCCAAATATGAGGTATTTCCTATTCCTTGAATTTGTCCTATATTGCCACCGTATTGCCCCTCACCATCATGCGAAAATACACCTCCTGACTCTCTAAGAATGGCGTCAGAACCCGAAATACCTGCAATCTGAATCCAGCCTGTAATATTTCTGATAGCGTCTCCTTGTGTTGATAATAATACCCGCCCTACATCAACCCCACGCCCATTATCCCAACCACGGATAAATTCACCGCGCATGTCTGGTAGTTGCCCTGACGGATATTTCTGTGCCAATTTTGGATAACGACGAGTATCAAACCGCTGTCCGTTCATGGCTAAGCAACCTGTTGGAACGGTAGAGAGTGGATAAGGAATAGGGATACCAACAAATAAATCATGTAAGGCATTAAAATCAGTGGCATTCGCTTTTTTCCCAATTTCCGCAAGCAAAGTTGCTTTTAAGTTTGCATCACCAGCTAATGCACGTGCCAATTCTTCCAGTGTGTCTAATGCCGCTGGGGCTGAACCCACTAATGCCGCAATCGCAGTTTTCACAAATTCTGTCGTCGCAATTTGGGTGTTGTTGGTGTTTGGATTGGCAGTAGGGGCGGTTGGGACGCCAGTTAATGCTGGGCTGGCTTTATGGGCGTAGCCTGTCCGGTCTCGGTTGATGGTGTCTACTTGACCTTTTAAATATTTGGTTCGATTGGCTAGCTGTTTGGCTTGAATGTTAATTACGCCAAGCTCTCCGCCCAGCACCTTGTCTTGTTTTTCAATGAGATAAATATCTTCTTCCCATTGTTGTTGCTCAGTAATTTTTCCCATTTATACTTCTCCAAAAGTAAAGTTTCCGTCGAAATTGATCTCGCCATTCCATCGATGGCCTGCCCGTGTAAAATTGAATGCAACCAAATGACAACGTGCGGGGGCATTTTCATTTAAAATTCGCCGCACTTGTTTTGATTCTTCAATAGTAATGGGCTGATGTAGCACAATTTTGTATTCAGCCCAGTGCATTTCTTCATGCTCAAAGGTTTCTGAACCATCAAAATTTAGTTCTCCATTCCATGTTTTAAGTGATTGGTTTTCGATAATATCGACTTCACCATAACCCACCGATTTCATGACACGGCGAATCGCCGAAATTGTCCCTTTGTGCTTGTGAATATGGATGCTATTTAAAATGGCTTGTCGTTTACTTTCTTCGCTCCATTCGTCATCCCATTCGTCCACGGAAAGCGACCAAGCAAGCCATGGCAATAGATTTATAGGGCAATTTTCAGCACTCCATAAGAGGCGAATGGGCACAGGAATTTCCGCAATAGCAGAAAACGTATTCGATAATTGTTTCTCTAGCTTGCTCGACCCTATGGGCAAGAGATAGCTATTCATCTCGGCCACCTACGTTAATTTGAATTTGTGAGCAATATGCAGCTTGGTGAGGTTGTACGATTAAATCTGCAAGCGGCTGTGTCAGTTTCACGTTCTGCACGCCTTCTTGGTGCAAGGCTGAATAAATACCTGAAAGCGTAATATCAATGCCAAGCAAGTGTTGCTTATTTGTATAATGGGTGATGGCTTGATTAACATTTGCCATGACAACACTTTCTAGTACTGAGGGATAAAGTGTGAGGGTCGCTCGAATTTCATAAGGTAAAATCACCGCACTTTCGACCAATACCGTATCAGTCAGGGGGCGAATATGTTCGGCATTCAGCTGTTTTTTTACCGCATTAATTAAATCACTGTCGGCTTTTCCTTGCCCCTCTGTTGATAATATAGCCACTTTCACTGTGCCTGCAGTTGGGCTTGTTACATCAACGTCTTTTATTTTTGCAGAGGTAGAGAGCGCATGAAATTCATAGCTTGCACGACTACCAGCCGTAGTTAAACCTTCTAATGACATTTGAATACGTGTGCGAAAACGTTCATCATCTTCATATTGGGTGGGGATAGGCGGGTGAGCGTTTAAATCTTCCGCTTGAATGATTAATCGCTTAATGCCGAATAATACCCCTAATTGATCTAAATCTGAGCCTGTCGCATAGGCAAGCATTACGGCTTTAGCAGATTCATTAATATGCGTTCTGAGCAATAATTCTAAATAAGCATTTTCTTCTAGCAATTTCACTACAGGTTCGCTTTCTAATTGTAATCGAGCCTGCCAATGTTGGCGCATATCGTCATTTTCTTGTAATGACAGGAATTTAGCTTTTCGTTGCGCAAGTAAAGTTTCATAACTGAGCTCTTGTACAACTTTTGGTACAGGCAAATTGTTCAAGTCAATAATATTGTTCATGATTTATGACCTAATAAAAGATGGTTTTCTTTGATATGTTGCTGATATTGCCCGCGTGCGACATAACTTGCCACAATGCCACCTTCAACCAATTCTGGTTTAAATTGTGTGATCTGTACGCGTGGTTCCCAGCGATTAATTGCAGTGACGGCACAAGCCGCCAGTTGTAATAACAATGTGTGGCTAATTGGGCGGTCTATTAACATTGGGATTAAGCTGCCATATTCACGCCGCTGAATGCGCGAGCCAACAGGGGTTAGCAAAATATCGGCAATGGATTGTTTAATGTGGTCGCTTTCGTTTTTTAATGTTTCGCCAGTGTATCGATTCATTATTCTGGTTTTCCTGTTTTACTTGGGCCACCTTGTACGCCACCGTGTTTATGGTTAATTTGACTGATTCCACCTGCGACCATATCGCCTGTTGATGTTACCTTTCCGTCAATATTCACATTGCCTTTAATATTGATAGTGGGGCAGTCAATATCAATTTGATTAGCGGCAGTAATACTGGCTGTTTTGATACCTGTCACAACCAATGCACCACTTGATTGGTTATAGGTAATTTTGGCACCGTCAGCAAATTCAATAATGTGTTCATCAGGTGATTGGCTAGGGCTGTTTTGCGTGTAAAGCCCAACTAATATACAGGCAGTAGTAAATTCACCGCTCACCGATAGCATCACACATTGTTCGCCCACCGTAGGCGGCGACCAGGTTTTAGTTGTACCCGCTCGAAATGTAATAAATGGTAAAAACTCTGTCAGAATGTCACCGCTCTTTACGCGAGCGCGTGCGGTGGCGTGATTCACTTCAGCGATCACCCCAAAGCGGA